ACGATCTTTAAATATTTTATTTTCTGAATGGGGTAATAGAGGACTTCATTTTTGGGAAGTAAAAAATCAAAATGTTACTTTAGTAGATGGACAAGCTACATATAATTTTTACAGATCCCCGAGTGATGGTACTTCAGACGGAATTAACACAACATTAAGTGCTGGAATAAACGCAACAGCTACTACGATTGCATTGACTTCTGTTACAGGTTTTCCTGCTTCCGGTACTATTTTGATCGGTACAGAAGAAATTACTTACACATCAATTTCAAGTTTAAATCTAATAGACTGCGTTAGAGGAGTTAATGGTACAACAGCCGCTATTCACAATACTGATGATGCAGTTGCTCAGTCTCCAAGAGGAATGACAGATATTCAAGAAGCTAATCACAGAGTAAAATCAACTTCTGTTGATACTCCAATGACTAGAATTAGCCGATCTCAATACCAAGCATTTTCAAATAAAACAGATAAAGGCTTGCCAACTCAGTATTGGGTCCAAAGATTTATTGATAGAGTTAGTATGACTTTATATTTAACTCCTGGTGCAGCTCAAGATGGAAACTATATTAATTTTTATTACACCAAAAGAATAGATGATGTTGGTGCTTATACTAATGCAACAGATGTACCTTACAGATTTATACCTTGTATGATTACAGGATTAGCATTTTATTTATCTCAAAAATATGCACCTCAAAGAACTCAAGAATTAAAGATGTTATATGAAGATGAATTATTAAGAGCAGAAGATGAAGACGGTTCTTCTAATTCAACATACATAGCACCTAAAATATATTACCCAGGTCTAAGTTAATGACTAGTTTTTCTCAAGGAAAGTTCGCTCTTGCAATATCAGATCGTTCTGGAATGGCTTTTCCATATAATGAAATGGTAAGAGAATGGAATGGAGCATTGGTCCATATATCTGAGTATGAACCTAAACAACCACAATTACAACCAAAACCAACTAATGCAGATCCACAAGCTTTACAACGTGCAAGACCTGCAAGAACAGAATTTCCAACAGAAGATTTTTTACCAGAAAATCCTTTTGTAACTACATCTGATACTAATTTAAAAATTAGTTTTCCCAATGGTGAATTACAATTAAATGATCAAGTAAGATTAAGAAATATTACAGTGCCTGTTGGTGGAGTTGCAGTTCCTACTTTACAATTATCAACAACTTTAAATGGTGATATTACAGCAACAGCAGATTCTATTATATTAACAGATGGATCACAGTTTCCAACAAGCGGTTTTATTGTTATTGAAAAAGTAAATAGCGATGGAATTTATGTAGACGAAACTATTAAATACACAGGAAGAACTACAAATACTTTAACAGGATGTATACGTGGAACATCAGCTCCATATAGAGGAGTTACATTTGAAAATACTACAGCGGGTACACATACAAGTGGAGCTAAGATTTTTGGATCTTATAAAGTTGCTTCTTTAAATACAACTCAAGTTGAAGGAACAGGTCAACCTAAATTTTCTACTCGATTTGATGGATTAAATGTAACATTAGTTAGTGCTGCTACAAGTAGCAAAACAGGGGGCGGTTTTCAGTGTACAATTGGACCCGTTAATGATAGAGCTTAATTATGTCAGGAGTTTCAAATTATTCGTATACCACATTAAAACAAGCTATTCAGGATTATACTGAAGTAGGTTCTAGTGTATTTACTACAACTATTTTAGATGGTTTTATAATGGCTGCTGAAATGAGAATTAATCAAGAGCTTCCTATGGATGCCGATAGATTTGTTCAAGAAAACAATTTTGTTATAAATAAAAATACTATTAACTCACCAGCTGGTGCATTATTTATTAGAGGGATTGAAGTATTTGATTCTACTACTAGCACTGAAGGTGATGGCACTTGGTTAGAAAAAAAAGATCAAACTTATTTATCAGAATACGTAGACAGATTAACAGGTACAGAAGGAGATTTAACTGCTCAACCTGTAACAGGTCTACCTAAATACTATGCAATGTTTGGTGGGGCTACTGGTTTAACTGATAGCACTTCTGGGGGTCTATATATAGCACCTACCCCTGCTGCTAATTACAAATTTAGAATCTATTATAATAAATACCCAACTGGTTTAGGCTCTGGATCTGATGGAAATTCACATACTTATCTAAGCAATTATTTTCCACAAGGTTTATTATATGCTTGTCTAGTAGAGGCTTTTGGATTTTTAAAAGGGCCAACAGACATGTTGACATTATACGAAACTAAGTATAAAAATGCTATACAACAGTTTGCAGGTATGCAACTGGGGAGAAGAAGACGAGACGATTACACTGATGGTACAGTTAGAATACCAGTCAAGTCGCCTTCACCGTAAACAAGGAGTAAAATATTATGGCAATATCATCGGCAATAACTAACACGTTCAAAGACGAGTTGTTGAAAGGAGGACATAATTTTAATACGTCCGCACAAACACCTGCAGGCAACGCATTTAAATTAGCACTATACACAAGTTCAGCAAGTATGGACGCAACTACAACTGTGTATTCAACTTCAAATGAAACTTCAAATGATGCAGGATCAGCTTATTCTCCTGGTGGAAAAGCATTAGTAAATAATGGTGTAACAGGAAGTTCATCAGCTACTACAGCTTTTGTGGATTTTGCAGATTTATCAGGTGGAACAGCTTGGACTTCAGCAACTTTTTCAACAGCAGGATGTTTAATTTATAACACAACTGCAGTATCAGGTTTTACAACTAATAGATCTGTTTGTGTTGTTTCTTTTGGTGGAACTAAATCAGTTTCTGCTGGAACATTTACAATTGAATTCCCAACAGCTAGTACGAGCGCAGCTATTATAAGAATTTCATAAGGAGTAAGTCCTTATGGCTGACAAAACAATCACAGTCACAGTCGGAAGCGGCACACAATATATTGTTGGTGGAACAGGTAATGTTTATTACTTTGATGGTTCTCAACCTGCAGCTAATAATGTTGATTGGGTTGTTGATGGTACAATAAGATTAATTCAATCTGATTCCAGTAATGATAATCATCCGCTCTACATTACAACAAATGCTAGCACTAATTTATCAACAGGCCAAGGCGCAATACAAACTTCAAACATATCTTATTATTTAGATGGATCATCCACTCAATCTGATTATTATAATACTACAACTTTTAATGCTGCTTCAGTTAGATACGTAGAATTTAAACTACCTTCTACTCAAAGTTATTGGTCATGCTGGATTCATGGAATTGGTATGGGTGGTTTTTGGGATGAGACTAGTCAAACATGGGGTGCTTTAAATTGGGGTGCTGGTGAATGGGGTGAACAAGGCGATGCAACTGTTACTATATCAAACAGTTTTAATCTAACAACAGCTCTTAACGCAGCAGATGTAACAGCAAACCCTTCTCCAGGTTGGGGTACAGAAAATTGGGGAGAAAACGGTTGGGGTGATGTAACTGGTGGTACAGAAATTTTACCGACATTTACAGCTTTAAGTACAAGTGTTGGAAGTTTAACTACCGCAGTTGTGACTCCAGTAGTTATATCAGACAGCTTTAACATAAGTTCTTCTCTTGGAACACCAGATCTTAAATTTGATTTTGTTTTAACACTTACTGAAAGTTTATTAGTTTCTACAGCCCAAGGTTTATTAGATGTTAATGATGGATCTGACCAAGATGTTGGTTTAGAAAGCTTTAGTTTATCTACAAATGTGGGAACTATTGCTCCTAGTGATGTTGTAGGATTATCTTTAGATGAAGGTTTACAAACTAGGGTTGGAAATCTATTAGATGAAACTAGAACAGACGTACCTTTAACAGCACCATCAGCTTTAAGTACAGCTGTAGGTGCATTAACAACCCCAGCAATGGCTGTCGGAATTACCGATAGCTTTAATGTAACAACTGCTGTAGGATCTATTGCTCCTATAGAGCAAACTGTAGGGTTAACTGGACTAAGTTTAACAGTAACTTTAGACTCTACAGAACTAGCAACTACTGGATATGTAGATGTTGACATGACCGTCAATTCAAACTATACAGACGTTAGGCATGTAAATCAGGCGTAGGAGAAAATTATGAGCTCAACATACAATTATTTAGGAATTGAACTAATGGCCACTGGCGCAAACGCTGGTACATGGGGAACAAAAACTAATACAAATTTAAACATTATTCAACAAGCTGCAACAGGATATCATTCACAGTCAGTAAGTTTAGCTGGAACTGGAGCTAACACAACTACATTAGCTATTACAGATGGAGATTCTACTTCTACAACAGATAGTTTAACAAATGCTGCTAGAAATTTTGTTATAGAATTAACAGGAACTATTTCAGGAAACAAAATTGTAACTATTCCAAATGGCGTAGAAAAATTTTATTGTTTTAAAAATTCAACATCGGGTGCATACACAGTTCAAATTAAAGGTGCAAGTGATTCAGGAACTGGATATACATTTGCTACAACTGACAAAACAAGTGTTCTTTTATATATAAATGGTCAAAATGTAGTAGCTGTCTCAGATGCTACAGAACCAGGCGGTACAACAGGACAACTTCAATATAACAGTAATAACTCTTTTGGGGCTATTTCTGAAGGAAGTTCAGGACAAATATTAACTTCAGCTGGAGCAGGAGTTCCTCCGGCATTCGCAACTAGTACAGCAGTATCAACAGGAAAAGCTATTGCAATGGCAATGATTTTCGGATAAAAAACAAACGAGGAAATAAATTATGGCAAATCCAAATATAGTAAATGTCGCAACAATCAATGGTGAGTCGCAAGGACTTGCATTAGGAACAGGTGATTCAAATGTTATCATTGCAGCAATCAGTTCCGGTAAAGTTGTTAAAGTAAATAGAATTACAGTAGCAAACGTTGATGGAACTTCAGCAGCAGACGTTTCTGTTAAAGTTGTAAAAGCTGCTTTTACTTCTGCAGCAACAGGTGCAGCAGGAAATGTCGGAACAATTTATTTAGCAAAAACAATTTCAGTACCGGCGGATGCATCTTTAGTGTTATTAGATACGCCAATCTATATGCAAGAAGGAGACGCTCTTCAAGGAGGAGCTAGTGCGACGTCTGATCTAGAACTTTTCGTATCATACGACGTAATAGCGTAAGGAGGTAATTAGCTATGGCAAATGGCGGAATTATCGGACCTGTTAATACAGTTAGTGCATCACAAGCAGAAGTAATAACTACAGTTACATCAAGTACGCCTTCGGCTGTAACTCTTCAACCTGCTACATCAAAAATTAATATTGCAGTTGTTGCCGGCGGTGGCGGCGGTGGTAGTGTTGCAGCAAGTAACATTGGTGGTGGTGGTGGTGGAGCTGGCGGTGTTGTACAAACTAATTGTATATCAGTAACAGGTGGAACAGCTTTAGGAGCAGTAGTAATTGGAGGTGGTGGTGCTACAGATTCAAGTCCCCCTTTTTCTCCCGGAACTAGCGGACAAAATTCAAGTTTAGTAGTAGGGTGTACAACTTATACTGCAATCGGCGGTGGCGGTGGCGGTGGAGGTAGTTCACCATATGCAGGTACAACAGGTGGTTCCGGTGGTGGTACATCTTTTCCAGCAACAACAGCTGGAGCAGCAGGAACAGCATGTCAAGGAAATCCAGGCGGAGCTTCTGGTCCAACCCCTGCAGGATTTGCAGGAGGAGGCGGTGGTTTTTCTTGTGCAGGAGCAGCTGGATCTAATTATCCAGGTCCTGGTGGTGGCGTAGGGGGAGCAGGTTTAAATGTTGCACCTTTATTTCCAGGATCACCTATTACATCAGTTGCTGGCGGTGGTGGCGGAGGATATTATCAACCTGCTGTTCCAACTGGTTTAGGAGGGTTAGCTAATCCAGTAGGTGGAGGTGGTAATGCAGGAGCATCACCCGCTATACCAGGTAATAATGCAGGAAACGGAACAACAAATTCAGGTGGTGGTGGTGGCGGAGCTTCAGGTGCTAATGGTCCATCATCAGGAGATGGTGGTACAGGTGGACCTGGTGTCGTATTAATTAAAGAACCTGAAATCGCGGCAGCTGCATCAGGTGTTTGGTCAATGAACACAGTATATGATTTCGTAAAAAATAATAATTGGGTAACAAGAAAAGCAGCAGTGGATTACATGGTAGTTGGTGGTGGTGCATCTGGTGGTAATGGTATTGCAGGAGGTGGTGGTGCAGGAGGTTATAGAGCTTCTGGTTATGGACCTTCTCCTTTACAAGGCACAGCATTAAGTTTAAGTTTAGGTGATTATACAATTACAGTTGGTGGCGGTGGTTCGCCTGGTTCTTTTCCAGGCAATGTTAGAGGTAGTCCCGGAACTGTTTCAACTTTTTCAACAATAACATCAGCAGGTGGTGGAGCCGGTGCAGGTTATAATAGTACAGCAACCGCTGGTGGTTCAGGTGGTGGAGGTTCAGGTTTAGGTACACCTTCAGTCACTGGAGCTGCTGGTAACACTCCCGAAACAGATCCAGATCAAGGTTTTGCTGGTGGAAACGGATCTCCTAGTGGTAATAGAGGTGGTGGAGGTGGTGGTGGAGCAACTGCTGTTGGCGCCAATGCACCAAGTTGTGGTGGAGCTGGAGGTGCTGGAGCACCAAATACAATATTAGGCCCAGATACAACATACGCTGGCGGTGGAGGTGGTGGATCTGATTCAGGTGGTGGAGCCGGTGGAGCTGGTGGTGGCGGAGCCGGTCATGGAGGATGTAGTGGTTCAGGAACTGCAGGAACAGCTAACACTGGCGGTGGTGGTGGCGGTGGTGGAAATGGAACTCAAGGAGGAGCAGGTGGTCCAGGTATTGTAGT